GCTGGTACTTTGTTATCTGCAACGCAAGAGTAAACTCATGAATCATGCAGATCCTATTACGATGGAGCCGCCTACACAAGCCGTATCACTCTATGCACCGAATGTGAAGTCTATCTACCAGTTTGAAGCCCGGTCTCTTGCACATCATTGGACCACACTTCTTCTTGGACATGATGACTTCTTCGTTGAGCCACGTTTTCCTACAAATCCTTTTACAAATCTACCCGTTGATATGCTAAGTCTGAAGAATGCAATTGCAGATCTGCGGAAACACGGTCATTTGAACTGGATTCTCGAATCCTTTGCATCCTGTAAATTCAATCCTACCAAGTGGGAAATGCAGTTCGACCTACCCCTTCGAATTGAGGCTATTCGCTCAACACTGAAGGACAAGGGATCGCGAGATCGACTTGAATATTTAGTCGAGTTTGCCGATAAACAGTTCTACGAAAATATGGTCACCTTCAATAAGAATCTCTTCACCTGGCTCTTTAAGGAGCATCCTATGAGCCAGTATGAACGCTCATGGGAAACTCTCTGTGCACAGTATTATATTAACAAGATAACCACTTCAAATAGTGAAATACTTGAGCGCCTACAGGAAGCCATAGTAGTAAAGTCTAAGCGGCTCATGGATGTTCCTCCAGAGATTAAGGAGGCATGGGACAAGACTCGTACACGAATTCGTATTACTCGCAGAATAAGTGTAATCGATGTGCCCATCCCACAGTTTATTATAACAGCACCTACTCGCAGGGGTCGTCATGAACTCATTGAAGATATTCTTGAAGAAACGGAATCACTCGCACGTACTCTAACTCTACTTATTCCTGCAGCGGCAGTAGAATCAGAGATTGATTCGGATGAGGAGATTGAACTTGACCGCGGCCCCGCGTAGGAAAATTTGAAGTCACAACCAACTTTTTTAGGATCATTACTCAAATGTCGAACCAGTGTGAAAAATGTTTCTGCTACATCTATGATACTCTAGTGCGACCTCTACCTCCATCTGATCCCTTTTACAAGGTTTTAAAGTTTAAGAGACTTGGTCCAATTGCTTCAGAACTTACACGGGAGATTATCCGAATTCTGGGCATAATGGGTGATGACTTCTATATAAATGGAACTGCACATAAAGAATTAGTCTATTCATGTCTACTCTGCACAGATGCGGGCTTTGTACACTGTAATCGAAATGTATCAAAGGAAGAGCGGCAATTTAATAATCCACTCTCTTATTCGCATCAATATCTCCAAAGAATCTGTACCTCATTAAAAATGGAGATTCGAGGTGTTCATGAACAACATTGCGGAATACTCGCTGTTGCACTAATAGAGAAAAAAGAAGAGGATGATGATGATCTCTATGCCTGAGAAACTAGTACTTTCTTCGCCGGCTCCAGACACCATGTGCTCATCTCCTCACGCCACGAGGGCAGCGCCTCAGCATAGAGTTCTCCATAGTTAAGTGGTCCCTTTTTTCCTTCAAGTCCCGCGTAGATCTGGTCAACTCCCTTCCAAATCAGCAGTGATTTTTCCCTACGAATCCAGGTTCTCCAGTATTTCACTGTTTCAATCTCTTCGCCTGGCCTCAAGGCTCCATATCCGTGGCTTTTTTCTTTCTCGGCAGTCAACCATGTAACTGGATGACCATCTGGAAAGTAGAGTTCTGTAAATTCAAGTTGCTCCTCGATACTTAAGTCTACAAAGGCACGGCCACCGAGTGCTTCAGACCAATAGGGAGCAATCTCCATCTGTTCAAGTAGGTCGCCCAATTCGTTCACACTACTCTCTGTATTGACCATTCGCCCACGTTCTGTGATTCCATAGAGGCAATCGCGTGGAATTGCATAGTCTCTTCGAACCTTCCCCCCCATGGCTGCAGCCCATTCACGTCTAGATTTTTCAATATCAGGTGCAACAACCTCGCGAAGGGTGGATGTTGGATGTGGAAAGAGACTTGCGACTGCAATCGCTCGAAGAACCCATTCCATACCTTCAAGAAACTCAACCTTTTCGGCTGCTCGAAGTACCTTTACCTGAGGACTCAGGCTCTCAAGCAAGTCCCATACAGCCTCAGGGTGGTCCATCCATTCAATTCGAAGAAGAAGCCATGCAAATGCCACTTTTCGCTCGGCGACGGCGGCCCGAAAGAGAGCCTCCCAGCCCACTGCTTTTGTTCGAAGGCGTTCAGGTACTTTGTGATATTTCTTCAATGAGAGGACAAGTAATACTAAGGGACTCGCATCTCGCACAAAGCAACACGCAAGTTGATAGGTGAGCAGAATCACTTTCTCCTCATCGAGTTCTCCTGAGTCCCATGAGGCCATCGCGCTCGTAAACCATGCAAGACCTCCGATACTCTTCAGTTTTGTCCATGAAACAACAAGAGTCTGAAAACATTCGAGAATCAGATTGGAATCAATTAATTCCTGTGCCCAGAAAACGGCTTCATGGGGGCGATTTGTACAGATACAGAAGACAAGAGCCGCCAGGACTTCATCCTGTTTGTAGAAATGCCGTGTAATCATTGTGGATGCCTTTACTACGCGCGCCCATTTCATTCAAGTTTTCGTACCCGTTCCCGTTAGAATGATAGTGGGCAATAATGCAGATGAAATTCTGCCAGGACTCTGGCTTGGAAATTTCAATAGTTCAAAAGACGAAGTCTTCCTTAAGACAAAAAATATCAGCACAGTTTTTAATTGCACAAAGGATCTTCCATTCAGTCCAATGGCACAGATTCGGTACCGTGTGCCTGTAGATGATAATCTGGAAGCAGATGAAATTCGGAATATGGAACTCTGGTCATATGAAACTACCTACAAACTTGCAGTTGAGATGAAAAAGGGAAAGCCAGTTCTGGTTCACTGTGCGGCAGGGATGCAGCGTTCTGCTGCGGTGGTTGCTATGTACTTAATCGCAACTCAAGGAATGAATTGGGAGCAAGCACATCGTCATATTAAACAGAGGCGCAATATTGCCTTTTTTCCAGCGGCTAACTTTGAAAAGGCGATTCAAGGCTTTTATACGGCGTTTCAAAAAGAGATTCGCCCAACCCTCGGCGAGCCGCGTTAGGGTCAATTCGTAAGACCGCATCTGTACGATATCCAGATTCATCACGTGGATAGCCGCGCGGATTTGTAGTGAGTAGAACAACGCCTGTTTCTCCTGTAGCGGATTCCCATCCTTTTAGCCATTCAATTGACTGATGAATATGCCCACACGCCCATGCCACGATTGGAGGACGTATGAGAATATCAAGATCACTTGCATAGAGTGTAGATTCTGGGCGTTCAATCCAATTACGATTGATGAGCAAGAGACTCGGTGCATAATGTGTGAGCACGACAACCATTGTACCCCTTGCTGCATTAAGTTCCTGCTTAATCCAATTTAAATCCTCCTGATGCAGCGTACTGAGTGTCTGCGCATCAAATGTGCGGTCATTATCTACCCATGCCCGCTCCTGTTCATGAGGTATAACGCCTTCAGCAGGACGTGACCAGAGTGGTGTTCCAAGAACAATAATACCATCCTCGCTATAGACCTTTCCACGCCACATAATCATAAGATTTGGATAGAGTTTCTCATAACTGCGGAGAATGGCCAGTGTTGAAGGAATTGTTTTTTTACTTCCAGGCTTCAGTCTCCAGAATTCATGATTTCCAGGAACATAGAGAACCTGTTTCCACATACGTGTACACCATTCAAGAAACTTACCAAGTTCTGGTGACTCGGGGTCTCCAATGTCACCTAAGAGAGCAAGTACAGGTGCAACGGGTGTTAAAAGAGTTGTATATTCAACAGTAGGATTTATCTCCAAATGTAAGTCACTACAGTACTGAATCCGCATCCTACACCCTTTTAGATTTTAAAGCCAGCAGAAAATAGCAGAAAATTAATCACATCAACCTGGTGTGGCGGAATAAACATGTATTTCTGCGGATTCTCCTGTGCATGGAAAAACCAAGTGGTCTGCTCAGTATCAATTCGCTTTTTCATCAACATTTCTGTCACATAGTTTCGCAGTACATATTCACACACCTCCTTCATAGTATCGCGATGACCTCCCCAGAATCCACCCATGAGAATATTCTCATTTGCTCCAATCAGTTCATCGCGAGTAAAGTGTTGGCCAGCAAGTGCTCGATTGAGTAAATGCTCCTTATGACCACCAACTTGGAGAAAGATTTTCTTAGACTTTCGAAGGTCACGAACCGTGCGAATATGCGGCTCAGACATTCGCGGATCATGCGCCCATTGATTCCAAAACCTTGATAGACCACCATCAATCCAGAAGAACATATCTGTCTTAAAAGGATTCTCATCCATGACTGACCACATATATGCCATCTTACTATGAATCATGGGGGCATAGGTCGGCAACCGATTTGTCAACTCATGTGAATGCCGTGCAAACTTCTTCCATTCTTCAGAATTCAGAATCTGTTCAACAAATCCAACACTCCATGCAAGTGGAAAATTCGTCACATTCTGTTCAATGATTTTTGTAGGGAGACCTGCTCGAACCTGTTCAACAATCGTTCGTAGTGAAGGCTCAACATAGATAACCATGGGTGCCTTGATTTGAATTGTGGTCAAGAACCACTTAATATAGTCCTCAAACTTTCGTCCGTCTACTTTTTCACGACCAATATCAATAAGACATGTGACAAGTGTCACCTGATTCCAAGTTCCACCAAGATTCTCCACAGGAACAGGTCGTGGCTTCAAGAGAGCGCGGAGTAGATCACGTGCACGATGGATATACGTATGACGATCGGCAACCATACGCATCGCACGACGTTTTCGCTCAATATCCTTCTGAGCCTCAAGTCCATTTTCTACAAGTTTCTCTAAATCCGAGTCAAAGACAATTGCATCGCCAAAAAGTGCTGCAGCATGAGGAGAATCAGTTACAGGAATATGCCCATAACTAATATTCTTGAAGAGTCTGCATGGAATATATCCAATACCCATATGATTCTTTCCATTCAGAACTCCATACTCGGCAATATCCTCTTTACTTCCTTCAGGACGGAAATCAGGAGCAATAGCCGATTCACGAATCATATGACGACCCTCTTCAAAACTTACAGGAGCCACCCATGGATTGTGAAGAATCCACGGAATTCCACGCGCCTCTGTAAGAGCCCGCAGACGACCGTAGCGACTATCACCTGTAGGGCTTCCAACCCAATGAATCACGCGCTCTTTGGGTACATACTCTGCATCAGCAAGATCAATTTCCCATGGAAATAGATCCGTTGCCCAGAAAAGATAAATTGCCTCATAGTTCATGGGCGTGCGAACAGGTCCTGTAAATTCAGGATGTAGACCTGAGTTAGAGCGCAGAAGTTCATAATCAGTATCTTGACTGAGGGGCTCTAGGGTATGAGTGCCATCATCCAACTTGAAATCATTATTCACATCATGAATCTCATTAAGCCTGAAGCGAATCTCTATGAGTCGCGCTCCAGCCCGCATATATTTTTGCGGATAGACCGCATTATGTACAAAGTAGACTGATGACCCATTGAGTGGAATCTTTGTTTCTGCATATCCTTCTGTGATAAAGAGTGTATTCTCATAAGAAAATGTTGCAGGATCCTTGAAATCATCATCGTGAAACCAATGAACCTCTTTGCCTAGTGCCTCAAAGGTACGAATCCAACAGGCGTGAATATAACTGTGTGTATGAGAATGTAGAGGAAATCCCCAAACAACAATCTTCTTAAAAGTATCTAGAATAGCCTTCTCTTCAGGGCTCAAATATGCCAAGGCTTGTTCCATTAGTATGCCTAAAGTCTGTTTATTTAAGCAGGATTAGAATGTCCCAGGTAACTGTGGTGAGTTGTTATTATCCACTCCCTCAGGCAAAGCATACAATTGAAGAATATGCACAATGGATGTATCAATTTCTACGATTTGTAGATTCACCAATTGTTATTTTTAGTGAAGGGCCTGCCGCAGATATGCTTCAGAAAATGCGCGATAGTGTAAATCTTTCAGATAAATTTTTGCTGATTCGTAAACCATTTCAAAGTCTAAAATTCTCGGGCCCTGAATGGGATGCTAAGTGGACTGAGCAATTGGAAAAGAGTAATTGGCGTGAAATTCATAATATTAATCTTTATAAAATCTGGGCCAATAAGTCATTTTTTGTTCAGGAAGTGATTGAGTACAACCCATTCAATACTGAAAAATTTGTCTGGTGTGATGCAGGATGTTGGCGTGATCCAGTGACTGCAGAGGTGTGTGGACCTGGGTGGCCCATGGCATCTAAGATTGAGCCTAAGCGTATTCATCTACTCGCAATGGAATCGATTGATCCATATCTTGAAAAGGTAGGAGCAAGGAAATGGACACATAATGAGATTGTCACTCAACTTCCTACACAACATGTCTTATCCATATGTGGAACAATGATCGCAGGAGATCATGAGGCATGGGCGGCCTTTGCACCCGCCTTTGAAAAAACTCTTAGACTTTTCATAG